CGTCTAACCATAGGAGATTGCTCACCCATAATATGCATCAAATAAGGCATGATTGTGCAAGGATACTGCATGAACTCGGCAGCAGTTGGAACATCTTCTTTCACTTCTGGTGGAACCTCCTGAGTGCTGTTGGTATACTTCTCAAAAGAGTCGACTGTCTTAATCTTCCCAGACACCACATGCTTGCAATATGACATTATGGACTGATAACCAACACTTGTTTGGGTTTTCTTGATGATTTTGGGGGCTTCTTCTGCTTTCTTTTGAGATGCAGAACTTTTGAATTTTCTCCCTCTACCTTTGCTGACTTTGTCTGGTGTTATTTCAGTGTAATTACCCAGCCCGACTTCGTTTCCATATGTTGTTGATCCTCTAGTGTTCATTATTTCTTCAAGCCTTGTGCTTCCCATCACTATTGACCTGTGATCATAATGAATTTCACATAAATCTTTTATTGTTACTTCATCTGTTGCATCTTTGTGTACATGAAACATGCTCATGGCTGCTGAAAAGGCCACTGTCACATAACAAGGATCAAATTGAGCATTGATTTTCCTCAAAACATTGTCTTTGAAGAAATCCATCCTTGTCCTGTCTGTCAATCTCTGTAAATGACGGCGCTGATCAGACAAAATTCTAACATGTATCTCTCGTCTTTTCCTGTTCTTGAGATACAACATTCTCATCTCAATATCTTTCGTGATCACATGAGATTGTGACATCAACGGGTTATCACGCTCAATTTGCATTTCCCTACACACATAGAATGAATTGTACACTGACTGCAAGCTGTACAAGGATTCTCTTTCATTGGGCATAGCCACCTTCCACTCTTTGGTGAAACTGTCTGCATGACTGTTTTGAGTGCTACCCAGATCAACTAGTATGTCTTTCAACCAGCCATTCCTCTTGAGCAAATCAATGAAAGTAGACATTTTGAGCATTCTGAGCATGTAGAGAGACTGCAACCACTTATTCGGTCTGAACCAGTCGTTCTTCTTCCACAATCCCTTCTGATTAGTGTTTTTCCCAGTTGTGTTGATAAAAAGATATCGAACACTTTCGTTGGTTTGAGAAAATTTTGAATCATTCATGAGCATCAGAGATACTGCAAACATGCTGTTCCTGATATCTTGTTTGGCCAAATCTCCTCCTCTGTTAACAAGAGAAGTGTCGTGCCTATGAGACCAGTATGAAAGTGTGTCTGCATGTATTTTCAATTGCCAACTAAGTTGGGCTTTTGACATGTTAAGCCACTGTGATTGATCCCATGCATGATTGAAAATAAGATGATTTGGGAACTGAGATTCATTGAAGACGCCTGCCACCATGTAGGAGAAATCTCTCTGTTCAACAGTGCCTTGTATTGATTGAAACACCAGGGCTTTTTTCTGCACAAGTTGAGACACAGACAAAATTAGTGTTCGTGAAAATATGGATCCTTTCTTTTTGACTCTCTTGTATTTTTTCCTCCCGGAATTTGCTGCCAATGCTAC